AAGAACATCGTTATATGAAACACTCAAGAACGAACCAGATTGTCCTGACGATGCTAACAACATCGGACCTAATTGAGAACCAGATAGTAATATATTAGTATCAGGATTTTTTAATAATCCTACACCATTTGTACCGATAATCGCACAAACTCCCGAACCAGCTAAATTGATAGTCCAGTTTTGATTTGTGCTATCAAACGCATTGAACTTCATAACAGCGAATATTGAAGAACCCGAATAATCTGTACCAGTAAAGTTTAATACTTGGGAGTCACCAGCGATATAATTTACCGCCGTACCTGTAAATGAACCTAATGTATTGGTTGTTATTGTAGGTTGTAATGATGGATTTGCTTGTGTTGCGGTACCACCTACTGTTCCCAAGTTAGTCCAAGACGACGCAGTAGCACCACTTGTGGATACAAACCATAGTGGTAAATCACCTAATGATAATGGATTAAACGGAATTGGTGGAGTTGCTGATGGAGTCGGGGTATTCGTCGGAGTTAAACCAGGTGTTGCTGTGTTTGTCGGGGTCACACTTGGCGTTTGAGTATTTGTTGGTGTTATACTCGGTGTTTGAGTGTTTGTCGGAGTTACGCTTGGTGTTGGTTGATTTGGAGTTGCTGTTGGCGTAGCGGTAGGCGTAGGTGATAAGAAAGAATTGAATGCTGCGGCACATCTGTCAAGAGGGGTCATTACTTTAACTTTTATTACTGCGTTCCACCCCCCACATAAGTCGCTATACTTTTCAAGGAAAGGGTAATAAATTACTTCATCGTCAATATAATATTTGGCGTTGAAGCAACCTAACGAGTTGGTTACGGCTAATCTAAATTGACCAACAATATCATCTAATATTTGATTTGTATCACTTAATACATCAACTTGATTTGTTAGGTCTCTATCTATAATATCCATCACAATACAATTGAATTCATACTCGGTATAACTTGAACCATTTTGCTCCATCATTTGTGTAGCATTATTTGGAACAACATATAATAGTGGAAAGAAGGGGGACTCAAATGTAGGATTGTTTTGCTTTAATCTACTTTCAGTCCAATATGATAGGTCTTCAAATTGACCAAAACCAAATGAATTGGAATGTTTATGATAATCGGCTAATAATCTAAAATCATCGTGAAAGGTCTTAAAGTTTATACTCTCGTGGATAATAGGTGTTCCTGTAAATGGTAGGTATGCTGCGGCACATCTATCTAATGGAGTTGTTGTTGTAAATCTTAATACACCAGACCACCCATTAGTCAGGTCAGTATAATCTTCCGTAAATGGTGACATTTCAACATTTCCTACTGTATCATAAAAACTATCATAACAACCATAAATTGGTAATACAGATAATCTATATTGACTGACAACATCTTGTAGCATTTGTAATGTATCACTTAATACATCAACTTGATTAGTTAAATCCCTATCCACAATATCCATCATCACCAAGTTCATTTCCCAAGTTTTGTATTGTAGATTATTTATACAATTACCAGGAACAATATACAATAAAGGAAAGATAGGGGGTTCAAATGTTGGGTTCTCCTCGTGGTCTCTTATTTGTGTCCAAAAACTCAATTGATCAGCATCACCAAGACCAAACGAATTGATTTGCTTGTGTCTATTCGCCATCGTTTGTAAGTCATCGTGTATTAACTTGAAGTTTGTGTATAGTGGATTAGCCATATTATTTATTTTCTTTTAATAGTTTTTCTTGTTCTTTATTAAAGTCCATAAGGTAAGCAATATGGTTGAGGCACTGAGCAAGGGGTAAGTTAGTAACATCACGAAATAACCAAACCTTGTTCTCACTGAGTGAGCTAACCGCCGAATACCAACCCCAATGAGACGAAAAATTATTTTTGTTTTCATTACGACCTTCAACGTCTTGCTCTTTGAATAAATCTGGATAAGTTCTTCGGACAGATTTGCTATATTCAACAAAAAAAAAATAGAACCTTCCATATACTTTATAGGTAGTTCTTCAAACTTTTTTATTCTATTTTGTATATTTTTCTCTCCATATTTGGTTCCTTTTTCAATATAAAGATATGCTGCGAGTTCCGATAAGTTTTGTATTCTATAATTTTCATCTTTACCTAAAAATGTATCAATATCTATAAATTGACCGAAGGATAAGTTAGTAATATCAAGGAACTCATACTCCTCTTCATTATGTATAAATGTTTTAATAACTTTCTTATTTGAACCAGTCACAAGGGATAATACTTGTTCCCCCACTTTTTGTACCTGTCTTGCTTCAGCGGCTAATATCTCTTCCTTACTTAATCCAGTAGTTAATTCTATAATTTTAACAAATAATTCACCCTCATCTAATATATCCTTTAATTTCATTACCTCCGCCCAAGTTTTAATTGTTGGTTCTTTGATAGGATATTTCTTTCCGTTATACTCTATGATGTGTTCTACCATATCTATAAATATATTTTTTTTAATAAACAAACACTCCTGTATTTCGTCCTATCTTCATTTCAAGGACATATCTAATACCATCTATAAGGTGGTTATTATTATCAACAGGTTCGTCAAGGTTATTGTTATTTTTATCTGTCTTCCATATGTAGGATTGCAGTTCGTTTAATAAGTTCGTTGAGTTTATATTCACATAAAAATTATTTCTTTTTAATAAATCTATCCCGTGTAAGATTGAGTTTTTCTTTACTGGTTTTGCGTTGATGTGATTACGTCTCAACTCTTCTATTGCCTGCGGGTTAGCACTATCACAAATAAAGTCATCAGTTAGATTTAATCCTAAGTCCTTTATCTTATAAATAAAGTCAGGTATGGTTATATTTTTTAGATATAACTTTTCTTCAACATATATTCCTTCACCATTTTTATACACCGCAACTAATGTAGAAGGGTCACTATAACCCCAATCAATACCATATCCAAGTAGTTTTGCGTCGGGGGGTAATTCGTAGTATAATTGTTGATGTGTAAATACCATCTTTGTTGGCATACCTTTAAGACCAAGACCAAATATTCTCCATAAGTTCGGGTCTCTTTCCTTTAACTTTTCAATTTCTTTGACCTGTGTTTCAGGTAAAAAGGGATTATCTTTGTAGGTAATAACTTTGTAATTTACATCATCTCTACCTTCCAAGTCATATATCCAACTTTGCCATAATGACGGGTTTAAGTCCATAACAATCATATCAGCAGTTCTTAATACTAATTGGATATACTCATCATGTGATACTTCTGTTGCTTCGTTAATGAATAAATAATCTCTCTTCCTTCCCCTTACTTTTGTCTCATCATCAATACTGAACCACTCTATAAGATTTGTTCCTAACTGATAATATCCGTCTGCTTGGTGCCAACTATTTGGGTCATATACATCAAACAATAACAACACTTCCTTCAAGTCTCTCAACACAGACCCCTTTAATGCTGGTAATGTTTTTCTAACTATACTTAATACTTTATTATCCTCATTCAATAACTTACAAACAAAGTATATTAGTATATTATATGTTTTTGATGCTCTTGACGATCCTTGAAATACATTTATTCGCTTCTTACTATCAAGTAGGTCTTGAAATACCCGTGTCGTCTTTATCTCCTTCGTCATCTATATTAGTTTTGATTATATTGATTACATATTTTGGTTCAGTAATGTTTTCACCATTTGTGGTTATATCCATCTTCTCTTTTGGTTTGCCATATAATCTATTTAATAAGGTTTCAATATTATTCAACTCTCCTTTTTGTAATCCTTTTCTTAATGCGGCTGCCACGGTTTTCTCTAATATGGTTGCTTTATCACTCTCAAAAACTTTTTTTAATTCGTCCATATTCATACCAACCATAGCCTGTATTGTATCGTTGATTTCGGTCATCTTATAACCTTCCGTTTTCATAGATAATACATACTTCTTAGGTCTCCCATTTGGGTTGCCTGATTGACCTTTTCTATATGGTATTAGTCCATCTGTATTCCTTGGCATAACTCTGTATTTTCTTTGCTTAATTTATGTATCTAAGAAACTCACTTCTTGCCAGTCCGTCCTTAAATACCCCGAGCAATTTACTTGTAATAGTCCAAGTATCGTGTTTCTTTACCCCCCTCATACACATACATAAATGCTGTGCTTTAAGTGATACTGCCACACCCTTCGGGTCTAATTCTTGTTGTAATCGTTCTGCGATTTGACTTGTTAT